AGGGAAAAGTTCAGTTCCTTAAAGGTCGCGCTATTCGCCAGCACGTCGTCCATTAGGCCCTGCGCGTTTATTCCTGTGTCCTGCGCCGCCTTGGCTACCATGCCCAGCAGGCCGCTTGCGTCGTCCGAAGTCTTGCCGAAGGTCTTCAGCACCTTGTCGGCGCTGTCAACCGACGAAACTACGTCGCCGCCGGTTATCTTGGCAAACTGCAAGAAAAGCGTTGTCTGCCCTTCCAGTTCTTCGCCCGTCGTGTGGAAACGGGTGTTTACCTCGCCCACAGCGCTGGCAACGTCGCCCAGTTCTTCGGGTATGCTGGTTGCTATTGTTTCATAGCTTGCCACCAGACCGTCCAAGGCTTCGCCGCTTGCGCCCGTTGCCGTTACGATGGTGTCCACGCCTTCGTCCACGGCAGAAAACGCGGCAACGCCAGCAGCAGCCGCAGCGGTCAGCGGCGTGGTAACATTTTTGGTTAGCGTCTCACCGACTTTTGAAGCCTTGCCGCCGTATTCCTCGATTTTCGCGCCGGCTTCCTTTATGGTCTGGGCGGCAGCGGTGCCGAAGTCTTTCTGCGCTTTTTCCAGGTCTTCAAGGTGCTGCTTGGCCTTTTGCAGTTTGTTTTGATATTCCAGCCACGCGCCCCGGTCAATGTCGCCGTTGGCGTACTGGTCCGAAACCTGTTTCTGTACGCCTTCCAGGGTTTCCAATTCCTTGCGCGCGGCGGCTACGCTTTCGGAAAGAATTTTCTGTTTTTCGTTCAGCAGTTCGGTGTTTCCGGGATCCAATTTCAGCGCCTTGTTGATTTCCTTCAAGTTGCTGGACAGGGCCGTGGAAGTCTTGGTAACGTCCTTTAGGGCGTTTGCAAGGCCGGTTGTTTTACCGTTGATTTCAACGGTGATGCCCTTTAGTGTTTTGGCCGCCATCGTCAATTCCCCCTTTCTCCGTATTTTGCTTTCAGTTTTTCGGTTTCCGGCTCCGTCTGTGTGATTCTCCACGCATTGCGCAGCCACTTCCTGCCTGTTTCCGTCTGTGCCCGGTTGTATATCACACCGTCGCGCAGAAGCGCCCAGAATGTCCAGGTCATAGACGGCGGGCAGGGGAATGCCCGCGTATTCGGAAACCAGCTTTTCGCTTGCGCTGCACAGCGCAAACGGCACCCCCTCTCCGTCCGTTTCTGGGTAAGAGGGGGGCGTTAGTTTGGGTCGTTCTTTTTTTCGTTAGAAAGCCAGCTGACAAAATCCAGAACGAAACCGGCCAGCTGGTCCATGTCCATCCACTCCATAACCGTGTCCGCAGTAATTTTGCGGTGTTCCTTGTTTTTGGCGATAACGCGGGCCACGACTTCCGCCGCTTCCTTCGGCGTAGAATCCGGGCGGGACAGGTCGTTCATGCGGTTAAGGGTTTTCAGCTTCGGCGGCTCAATGTGAAGCACCTGCTTGTTGTCGGGTGCCTGGAATTCATAGTAGCGTTTTTTTACGCCCGAAAGCACAAACATACTTTTGCCCCCTCTCCGTTAGGTTGCGTTCTCGGTCAGTTCGTCGTCCATGATAACCAGGGTGCCGTCGCTGTCCAGGCTCTGCGCGGTCACCTCTGCGTCCACCTGCGTGGGGTTGTCATTCTGGAAGGCAATGCTGATGGTGCCGCTGTTCTTGCCCGTTACGGTAATGCGCAGCTTGCGCCCGTCGTCGCGGGTGTGGACGAAGCGGTACAGGTAGCGCTTGCCGGTCTTGTTGGCAAGGCCGCCCAGCTTGTAAGTGCGGTGCTTGTGCTGGCCGCTTTTCCCGGTCTCGGTCACGCGGGCGGTTTCGATAAGCGCCTGCAGGTAGGCGGGGGACCAGGTGATAAGGCCGGTTTTGAGTTTAACGTCTTCCTCGGTGACGATGGTTTTAGAAACGCGGCCC